CTGACCTGGGCGCGGTTTTTCTATCTGTACGGAGAGGGGCAGGGCGAAAATTCACTGTTATCACAGCTTAAAAGAGCGGTGGAGCGCGGTGATAAGGAATTCAATATGTCGGGTGGTGAGCAGTTGCGCGATTATTTGCCGGTTACTGAGGCTGTATGGCACTTGGTTTCCCTGGCCGTGATGCAACGGGATATCGGTATCGTCAATATCTGTTCGGGCCGCCCAACGTCAGTACGCTCCCTGGTCGAGGGGTGGATTGAAAAATATGACTGGCCGATAACCCTGAACCTTGGACACTATCCCTATTCGGATTATGAGCCCATGGCTTTTTGGGGTAAGGAAAATTGGCTCAACGCCGGAGAAAACGATGAGTATTTTAATTTATCATGAGATTTCATAAAAAGGAGATAAAAATGAACACGTTAAACAAATTTTTGGTTTCGCTGTTTGGTATTGTTGTCAGTATGGGAATATCTATCTTAGTGCTGATTCATGGCTGGGGATTAGAGCCCAAAAGCTGGATGTGGATTATTGTTCTGGCTTTTATCGGCAATTTTGTAGCGGCCCTTCTGGTGGCCCTTGGTACAACAAAAGAAGCATGAAAACCGTCTTACATATAACGGCGCACATGGGCGGGGGCCTGGGTAAGGTCATGATGGCCCTGATTGATGAATTCATCGATACTGGCAGCCGGTATAAGCACCGGATTGTCAGCCTTGAATACATTAATGGGCGCTGTCTGCGGTGGGCTGATAGGCGCGGGATAGAATATCGCCAGGAGGTTTCTCCGGTTTCCCCTGCGCTTCATCAAATGGTATGCGAGGCCGATATAGTGCATCTGCATTTCTGGCACCACCTGGCTGTCTATCATTTCATGCGGTCTTTCAGCGGTCAATCGGCGCGTCTGGTTATCTGGTCGCACGTCAACGGCCATCACGCTCCGTATAAATTCAGTCCGGCTATTCTCTGCTTCCCGGAGTTATTTATTCTTTCCACTCCGTACAGTCTCAAGGCGCCTGATATCCGGGCTCTGCCGGCACAATATCGTACAGACCATATTGGGGGTATTTTTACCACGGCCGGCATTAAGGGATTTCGTGATGTCCGGCCCGTGCCTCATAAGGGTTTCAACGTCGGGTACGTCGGCTGGGTGGATTATGCCAAGATGCACCCGGATTTTCTCACTCTCTGCGCCATGATTGATATTCCGGACGTGAAATTTATCGTCTGTGGAGGTAAAAAACACCTGGAGATCCGGCAGAAAGCGATTGATTGGGGCATGGGCCATCTCTTTGATTTCAGGGGCCACGTCAATGACGTGTCGGAAGTTTTGGCCGAGTTTGACGTTTTTGGTTATCCCCTGACTCCTCACCATTTCGGGACCGGTGAGCAGGTATTGATTGAGGCTATGGCCGCGGGCGTGCCTCAAGTGGTCTTGGATAATGGGCCGGAAGGGTATGTGGTCAAGAATGGGGAGACTGGTATCGTGGCTCCTTCGTTGCCAGCTTATGTGGATGCTATTAAAGCACTTTATTACGGGGGCGGGATTCGTAACCGATTTTCTGACAGGTCCCGGGAATACGCCGAGCTGCATTATTCCATTGAACCTGCGGCCCGGGAATGGATTGAGGTATACGATGAATTATGGACACGGGGCAAGAAGCCGTGTGTTTTCGAGGGGGAAGGAATATGGTCGCCGAGATAGCATCAAGGATGAGCACAAAGGCCCGGACTCCGTTACAGGAGGTAATACCACTGTCCACGCCGTTCCTGCTGTTTGTGGACCCGTCCAGCCTGTGTAATTTCCGGTGTAAGTTTTGTCCGACCGGTGATAGTGAAAGCATGGCGGCCAGTAATCGTCTACCCTCAATTATGTCCCTGGACCTATTCAAGAAGATAATCGATGACCTTTCCGAATTCGACCAGCCTTTGAAAACTCTGCGTTTATACAAAGACGGTGAACCGTTTTTGAACCATCGGCTTGCGGATATGGTGAGATATGCCAAGGAAATAGGGCATGTCCAGTGGGTGGACACGACTACTAACGGCTGGTTTCTGAGGCCGAGTCAAGTTCAGCCGGTGGTCGAGGCCGGAATTGATGAAATATGGATATCGGTTAACGGCATGTCGGATGAGCAGTTCTGGGACTTTAGCCGTCAGCGGGTTAATTTCAAAGCCTATGTTGAGGATATCAGGCATCTGTACGAAAACCGGGGTTCAACCACGATACTGATTAAGGCCGTGGCTGAAGTGCTTTCCACGGATGACCTGGAGCGGTTCATGGATACCTTTGGGCCGATTACGGATAAGATTTGTATCGAGCATGTCGTAAATTGCTGGCCGGGGTTCGAGGCGGCGGAAAAACTGGGTGTCGAGATCACTCAAGGTACTTACGGCCAGCCTATTGATGAGGATATAGACGTCTGCCCCTATATTTTTTACTCCATGTCGGTCAACGCCGACGGCCGGGCCAGCCTGTGTTTCCTGGACTGGGGCCATGAAATTATTTGGGGTGACCTGCGAGAGCAGAGCTTGAAACAGATATGGGATTCGGACCTACTTCGGGACCACCAGCTCTGGATGCTGGAAGAGGGACATAGGGACATATATTTCTGTAAGGATTGCCATCAGTTATCCCACGGCCAGGCGGACAACATAGGCCCCTGGCGCTTGGAATTGGCGCAAAGGTTGAGGGGTGTGAAATGATAGACGATGACCGATGCGAAATATGTGGAAGGCGGCCTGCGGTCTGGGATAGATTGCGTTATGCGGTTAAGCGATTAATAAAAAAGACTCCCGAAGTACTGAAACCACTCGAAACCGAACAAGAACTTAAAAAGCGTTTATTTATGGAGAAAATGGCCGTACAGATGAGAAATAAAATGATTTTTGGGAAGGAAATTTGATAATGAAAGGACGAAAAACAACGGTATTGACTCGGTTCTGCCCGGTTTGCTTAAACGATTCTGGCTATATCCTGGGCACGCTGAATTACGAGATGCTGGACAATTCACCTATTGCTTCGCGTTTTAAGGTGGTGGCCTGTACGGAATGTGGGTTGGTCACGAGTAACACCCCGTCCACTCAAGCGGAGTATGACCGTTATTATGCCGAGCGGGGGGATCCTCGGACTTACAAGGATATTATTTCTGAGCCGGGAAACCTTTTTCACGTTCTGGAACACTTGGTCGACGTCGAGGCCGCCATAAAGCATATTCGGAACGATGGTCTGGGGCTGGTTTGTGTGGAGGTGCCGGATACAGTGCATTTCACGTATTGCGCGGCCGATAAGTCTTTGAGTTATTTTTATTACACTCATCTTTTACACCTCGACTCTTTGCATTTACAGAATCTTTTTACGTCCAAGGGCTTTCACTGTACCAGTTGGGAGTTCAGGGAATATCAGGGGATACCTTCGGTCGGGGCGGTTTTCGTGCGGGGTGTCAAACAGGCCTATACTCCGGATTTTTTTCTGGCTGAAAGGGTGGCGGATTGGTTCGATGAAACCAGCCTTGACCCCACGGGTGAGATAGAGGCCCTGCGTCAATCCGGCCGCCCGGTGTATGTCTGGGGTATAGGCTTACACGCTTCAATGTATCTGGGCATGAGTCCCCTGAAAGATTGTAATATTCGGGCCTTGGTTGATAAAGACCCGGCTTTACATGGGCGGGTTATGGCTGGTCATAAGGTGCAGCCTGCCGCTTTTCTTACTGAATATGGGGGATTTTTATGTGAATGGGATATAGGCCCGGATGATACCGTGTTTATCACCACCGTTGTACACCAGAAAAGTATGCGCGAGCATTTGGCTGAGATTGGATTTACCGGCCAGGTCCTGGCGATATAGGAGGGGAGAAAATGAGTGAGATTAAGCTATGCCATGATTGTGGATGCAAAGAAGGTGAACTGCATTCGCCTGGCTGTGATATGGAGCGGTGTCCTCTTTGTGGAGGTCAACTTATAACCTGTGGCCACTTGGCGTTTGACTCAGTACGCATTCCATATATTCAGTATCCTAATATTTGTCAGTATTGCGGTGAACTTTGGCCTGAAATGTTTCACGTGCACGGAGATGAATGGGAGAAATATATAGAACCCAGGGAGAGAGACAAAATATTTTGTTGGGAATGTTATTCTCTGATTAAAAATTTAATTGATATGGGGGCTAATTAATGAAACGCCCTAAAGTAACAATCGGCCTGCCGGTCTATAACGGGGAAAAGCTGCTGCCCCGCGCTCTTGACTGCTGGGTGAATCAGGACTTCCAGGACTTCGAACTGATTATTTCCGATAACGGGTCTACCGACAGGACCGAGGAAATCTGCGAAGCATATACGGAACTGGACGACCGGGTTACTTATTATCGATTTGAGCGGAATATGGGTGTCTTGAGGTCTTTCGCTCGGCTGATTGACATGGCTGCGGGTGAGTATTTCGTCATGGCCTTTCATAATGACTTTTTCGCCGCCGATTACCTGAGCTCGTGCCTGGAGGTACTCGAGGCCGATTCATCGGTGGTCTTGTGTTACGCCGGGGCGCATTTTATAGACGAAGAGGGAAAGTCGGTCCAGGATATAACCGATCAATTTAAACTGGATCAGCCAGATGTCGTGGATCGCTACGAGCAGATATTATCTAAGCTCGGGCTATGCAGTTGTTATCATGGGCTAATGCGGACCGTGGAGGCGCAAAAAACAATCCCTTTACGAATGAACGCGGCCATAGATACCACTTTTCTATCCGAACTGATTCTATGGGGTAAATTCGTCCAGATAGACCGGCCGCTGATTTATCGCAGCCTGCCCCGTACACGAGGTAGGGATACGCCGCTTGAGCGTTGGGGCTCTTTCGACAAGGGCGCATATCCGTACATGCCTCACCGCGACTTTACCACCCTGCCGTTCCTGGACATGATTATGGATTTGGTGGACTATATCTGTGATACCGATTTCATGGACGAAACTAAGGAAGCGCTGATTAAGCATACCTACCGGATACTGTTTGAGCGCTTTGGGGGAAACGTGGCTATGGAAATAAAGCTTTTACGGGATGCCGTGGTTAAGGGTAATATTCGGTATCATTGGAAAGACGAGCGGTTTAACAAGACAGTGGATAGGGCCTTTCCGTATCTCGAGCGGGTTTACCTGATGCGGCGGCTGGCGGAGTTAAAAAAGGTGGATAGTTTGATAAAGAGGGGGGTGATTGATGAGGAAAATCATTAAGCGGTGGCGTGAGAAGCGGATTGCCAAGGAAATGAGGAAAGACGCATTTAATATTGACTTGGCGGCTGAACGCATAAAAAGAGAGCAAGCTGAGCAGTTTGCTTCCTATTCGGCGGGATACTACGGCCCCGATGCCGTGCCGCACGAAATAGCCCCTTCGTCATTGATTCGGTTGCGGGCGTGTCCTATGTGTGGCGGGAAGTTAATTTAAGGGGGTGATTCCGATAAAAAATGATTCTGAGCGTACAGAGGCGGCCCTGTCGGCGGGTGTGGTAATTGCCGGTGCGGGTCCGTATGGTGAAGTGGCTTGTCGATACCTGAAGAAACTTGGCGGTAAGGTACTTTTTTTTATAGATAACGATCCAGAGAAGCAGGGCCGTTTTATAGATGGAATAAAGATTGTTACGCCGCAGATGCTCACTGAGATGGAGTCGACCACGGTGTTGATCGCCGCGCGTCATGCCGTGGGGTCCATAAAAAAACAGCTTGATGAATTTGGTTTACCAAGCATACCGTTTGACGCCTTCTTTGTGGCGCAAAATTTAAGGCGTATTGAAAATGTTCGCTCGGATCTTCTAACGGACGAGAGGTCCCGCCAGGTTTATGACGGCATAATTAAAGCGATGTTGTCCGGAAGCGAAGCCTACTGCGCTGAGATCATGGAAGGCAATCAGTATTTTACATTACCAGAATTTGTCAATATAGGAACGGATCACTTTGTTGATGCAGGTGCTTATGTTGGCGATACTGTTGAGAAATTCATCTGGGTAAATAACGGTGCATTTAAACAAATCTATGCCTTTGAGCCTGGTCCACCGCAGTTTGCCTCTTTGAAATTACGCATGAAGCGTTTGTCTGAAGAATGGGCTTTTGGACCGGATAGGTTTGAGTGTTTATGTCTAGGGTTGACCGATTCGGCCAAGGAAATGAATCTTTCCATTGATCGGAGTTCGCTTCAAGGCACTCATTTTTCGGAACAAAATAAAAAAGGTGATACTGCAAGGTTGATATCGTTGGATGATTACTTGGCGGGTCGCCCAGCCACTTTCATCAAGGTGGACATTGAGGGCATGGAAATGGATATGCTTCGTGGCGCTAAAGAGACCATTCAAACATTCAAGCCAAAACTCGCCATAAGCATTTACCATAACCCGGAAGATTTGTTTGTCATTCCTGAATACGTGAACTCCCTACTCCCGGAATATAAGATGGCCGTACGGCATCATTCCCCAATGCTGATGGACTCAGTATTATACTGTTGGATTGAGGGATAAAGAGGGGGTGAGATGGACGAAGCTGAAATTGAAGAATTTCTTAACCTTTTAGCGAAAGAAATTGTAAGAGGCTATGAATTATTAAATAAGCTGGCCGATGCTATGATAGCCCAGCAAATCAGAATAGAACTTCTCAACAAAGACATGCTTAATTTTATTTCAGATAAAGACCGGCGAGGAAATCAAATTATTCAATAAAGGGGTGATGCCTATGAATGCGTAGGGCGGAAGGTGTTTACTTTATAAATTAATGCGACTATTAACCTCCGGTAAGGCTTAGTCTACCTGCCGGGGGTTTTTTGGTATGAATATTGATACGTTGCAAGAAATATACCAAAAAGCTTGACAAATAGAAAAAAATCGGTTAACATAAGTATAGAAAATGACAGTTAAAAGTGTAGGCCAATACTTTCAAGATCAAGATGGCTGGGCAGATATAGAGGATTATCAGCAACAATGGTATCCCGACGACCCGGCCGACCTATCCGAAGATATAGATACTATCCCTTGTAATCCGTATTCATTTTCACAACATGGACGGATCGGTCGTAGTGACTGGGATTATCCTATAACGTGTTCATCGTGTGGTGTGGTGTTTTGGTTTAGTGATATTGCAGATCCAGGTCATGACATCACCCTTGAATGTCCTGCGTGTTGTTCATTAAGGCTTATAGCCCTTCATGAGTAAAAAATAAACGAATAAACGGGGTTTTGGCTGGGGTAAACCATGAGTATTCTTGGCGATGCGTATGATGCGGTGAGCTCATACTTGGGTAGCCTGTTCGGTGGTGGTGATGGTCCGGATTATCTCGCCATGGGTATCGCCGAGACTGGGGTAACACCGCCAGTATCGCAGACGTCTTTTCTGGTTCCTGATGTTCCGGGCCTGCCCAATGTAGATGTGCCGGGTGTTATTACTCCGGCTGAGGATGAAGAGGACGATCCCCTTAAAGACGAGAAGCAAGCGGCTGCAGAGGCCGCTAGAGCGTTACAGGCTCAAGAGCAAGGCAGGTCTGGCCGGTCAAGTACCTTTCTGACCCAGGGTATGGACCTGGGCGTACCTCCGGCGCGCCGCAAGGTGCTGTTGGGGCAGGGGTGGTGATATGGCTCATTGGTTGAATGTAGTTTTCGTCCATCAGTTCAATAATTCACTTCCGCATCCTAAAGCTATGTGGTTAACAATCATGATTAAAGCCCGGGTAAGTGACGAAGGTATGGCGGGCGATGATGCCTAAGTTCACCGTAAAACAGCAGGGGTTCATCGATGCCTATGAAGGTAATGCCTCTGAGGCAGCTAAAAAAGCGGGATACAGCAAGAAAACTGCAAAATCCCAAGGGCAACGGCTGTTGACAAATGTTGACATTGCTGCGGCTATCCAAGAGCGTGAAAAAGCGAGAGAAAACAAGGTTATAGCTGACCGGGAAGAACGGCAGGCCTTCTGGTCTGAAGTGTTTCGGGGCGAAATTGTTGAAAAAGTACCGGTTATTAAGAATGAGGATGGTGAGCGGGTGTATGTAGTTGAGGAAATTCCATCTAAAATGAGTGACCGGCTCAAGGCCAGCGAACTACTTGGTCGGTCTGAGGCTGATTTCGTGGACCGGAAAGAATTAAAGTTCATACCTGGTGAAGGATTAAAGGAACTGCTTAATGAAATATGGGGCAGGTCGGGGTCAATGAAACCAAAAGATGGCTGAAGCTGCTGTTAATATAGAGGATTTTGAGAAGAATCTAAAAGTATTTTGTGGGGAACACCGTCATAATGCCTTGGGTTTTGTCCGGGGTATTTATCCTTGGGGCAAACCTGGTACTCTAATTGACTGGGATGGTCCAGACGAATGGCAGGCCGAAGTACTCAAGGAAGTCAGTCGATGTAGTGAGCAGGGTATAGCCGCCTGGATTGCCCGTGCTTCCGGTCATGGTATCGGTAAAACCGCCTTGATCGCCTGGATTATTCATTGGTTTTGTTCCACCCGCACTAGTCCGGAAGTCGTGGTCACGGCTAACACTAAAGTACAGCTCGAAACCAAGACTTGGCGCGAGGTGGCTAAGTGGCAGGCCTTAGCTTACAACGGCCACTGGTTTGAACATACGGCAACCAAGTACATACTCAAGGCGGACCCTAAAACGTGGTTCGCAGCTGCTATTCCCTGGTCAAAGGAGAGGTCAGAGGCCTTTGCCGGCACTCACGAGAAGCATGTCTTAATCATATTCGATGAAGGTAGTGCCATTGATGACAAGATTTTCGAGGCCGCTGAGGGGGCCATGACCACGCCGGGGGCAATGTTTATTGTATTCGGCAATCCTACCCGGAATACCGGCCGCTTCCACGAGATATTTCATAAACAGCGGCATTTATGGAATACGGCACAAATAGATAGCCGAGAAACCAAGATAGCTACTGGAAACAAGGGATTATTTAAGCGCTGGGAAGATGCTTATGGTGAGGATTCCGATTTCTTCCGGGTACGATGTAAGGGTCAGTTTCCCCGCGCTGGCACGATGCAGTTTATTCCTGGTGATATTGTCGAAGAGGCCATGATTCGGGGATATCACCCTACGGTTTACAGCCAGATGCCGAAAATATTAGGTGCGGACGTAGCTCGGTTCGGTGATGACCAGAGTGTTATTATTCGCCGTCAGGGATTGGTGGCCAGCAAGCTTCAGAAGTTCCGCGAGATAGATACCATGAGATTTGCTTCCATAATAGCGGCCGAGATAGAGGAATGGCAGCCAGACGCGGTATTTGTGGATGAGGTGGGTGTTGGGGCCGGGGTGGTTGACCGCCTTCATCATCTGAAACATAAGCACGTTATCGGGGTGAATGGTGGCCGTAAGGCCATGAATGACCAGAAGTATTTCAATCTCCGGGCTGAAATGTGGGGCAAGATGCGGGACTGGCTCGAGGCTGGGGCTATGATTCCAAACGACACGGAGTTAAGGGATGACCTGATAGGTCCAGAGTACGGATATGATCCGCGAGAGCGGACACAACTCGAGCGTAAGGTTGACATGAAGGAACGGGACTTGGCCTCTCCGGACAGTGGGGACGCTTTGGCTCATACCTTCGCTCAACCTGTAAGCCGGACCGCGCAAGAGCGGGCCTTAGCCCGGAAACAAAAAAAGAAATACGATCCAAGGGGGCAGAATGCCCGTAGATTTGGAAAAACTTAATCTAACAGTATCAGAGCTTGAATCAGACCGGAATCCCTGGATACCTCTCTTTCAGGACATTCAAGAGTATCTACTTCCAGACCGGGGACTATTTACCACAGCCGGACAGCAGCCGAACTCAGGGGATAGGCACGGTGCGGCCATATATGATGGCACGGCTACCCGGTCTTTGAGAATTCTGGCGGCTGGAATGCAAGGCGGGTTGACCTCTCCGGCGCGTGAATGGTTCAAATTGGGGTTGGATGACGGCGACCTGGAACAATATGGACCCGTCAAGATGTGGCTGGATGCCGTTGAGCGGGTCATGTATCGGGTACTGGCTTCGTCTAATTTTTATCAGGAGGCGCATTCGATTTATATCGAGCAGGCCGGGTTCGGGACCTCATGCCTGTTTGTGGATGCTCACCCGGATAAGATAGTACGCTTCAGAAACCTGACCATCGGCACGTATGCTATTGGCGCGGACGACCTGGGAATGATTGATACTCTTTCCCGCCGTATGTTTATGACGGCTCAGCAGTTGGCTCTACGTTTTGGCGAGGAAAAGCTGAGTAATGAGGCGGCTGGGATGCTTGACCGGAAAAGCAGAGATAAGATTGAAGTTATTCACCTGGTTCAGCCGCGTGAGGGCTGGGACGACCGGAAATTTGATAAGGCCAATATGCCTTATGAGTCTATCTATTGGGAAGCCAAGGTTTCAGCGCATGAGGCAACACCGCTCAGCGAGGACGGATACCGTGAATTTCCCTTTCTGGTTCCCCGGTGGCGCATTGTGGGTGATGAGGTCTGGGGCAGGTCCCCGGGCATGGAGGCGTTATCCGATGTCGAGATGCTTCAAGAGATGGATAAGACCTCTATCATGGCTATCCATAAGTCAGTTGACCCGCCGGTGATGGGGCCGAGCGATTTAATGGACGACCTGGACACGTCACCCGGGGCGCATAATACCTATGAGGATTCGCAAAAAGCTGAAGGATTTTCGGCCCTTTATGATGTCAGACTGGCTCTGGCTGAGACCGAAGCCAAGATAGCCAGGCGTCAGGAGTCCATTGCTCGGACATTCTACAACGATTTATTTTTAATGTTAGCCAATGCGCCTACCGAAATGACGGCTACTGAGGTAATCGAACGGCAAGGTGAAAAACTGCTGATGCTGGGACCTGTGCTTGAACGGCAGCAGAATGATTTCCATGACCCACTTATCGACCGGGTGTTTGCTATCTTGAATCGTGCGGGTATGATTCCTCCAGCTCCGGAAGAGATAATCGATATGGATATGAAAGTCCAGTATATCAGCCTGTTAGCTCTGGCCCAGCAACGTGAGCGGATTGGATCTATTCAGGAAATGGCCCGGTTCACGGCTGCTCTGTCCCAGTTCATGCCAGAGGCTAAGGATAAGTTCAATCCCGATGAGGCTATCGATTACTCCGCGGAAGTTATGGGTTTGCCGCCCGAGATTATCAGGTCAGATGAAGAAGTGGCTGGTATCAGACAAGAGAGGGCGGCTGAAATAGCCAAACAACGGCAGATGGATATGATGACTCAGGGCGCGGATGCGGCCAAGACCTTGAGTGAGATTGACCTGACCGGGGCGGGTGGAGAGGCTAATGCCGGCGTATAAAAGGCCTGTATCCATCGAGAAAGAGTCCGAGATTGAGAAACAGAGGCGGGAAGCGCGGGCCGCCGCCGATAAAGCACGGCTGGCCATGGCTTACGAGACCGTATTTTCCACTCCAGATGGTGAGTTGGTGTTCGAGGATTTAATAAGAAAGACCTTTGTATTTGCGAGTAGCTTCACGGGAAATTCAAGGGGTATGTTTATTCAGGGGCAACAGGCCATGGGCCTTTATTTACTGAATATGCGAGATATTGATTCACCAGCTGGTCTGCGGGCCTGGCTGAAGGGTAGGGCGAGGCGGTGAGTGAGAAAAACGGTTTATGCCGACACGGTGTTCCATTCAATACGTCATGCGTCAAGTGCAAACTCAAACTTAAAGAGTATACGCAAAGTCTACCAACTGAATTAAGAGAAAAATTAGAGAAAGCATTGAATGAGCCAGAAGCACAAACATAAAAAGGCCCGGAAGCGCCAGGAACGAATCAGGCTGGATAAGGCTGCGGGACGGGCGCAGAATCAATTAGCCAAATTTGATAAGACTAATGAGCCTATACCAGTCAAGCCTACTCAGGCTCAAGTATACAAGGCTGAGGACTTTGTACGGCGGGATGATAAGCCTTGGCCGACAATAAGCGCCTGCCTGATGGTCCGGGATGAAGAAGAAAACATGGTCCGGGTGCTTGATTCTGTGGTGGACGTGGTTGATGAGATAATCATCATTGACACCGGCTCCGTTGACCGGACCTTTGAGATTATTCAAGATCATCGGGCTTGGCCTATGGTCAAGTGGTCTCACGAACCCTGGCAGAATGACTTCAGTTTTCATCGGAACCATACGTTTGAGAAGGCTACCTGTGACTGGATATTGTATATCGACGCGGACGAAGAGCTGATATTTGAGGGTGATTTTGACCTGGAAACTTTAAAGATTATGCTTCAGAACCTACGGGATGACTGCGCGGCTGTACTTATTGACCTGCGAGATTATCGTGAGGGAAACATGGTCGGACAGCATTCTATCCATCGGTTACTCAAGGCCGGCCGAACCTATTTTCAGGGCATTGTGCATAATACACTAATTTTAAATAACCCCGATGATACCGTAACTTATTGTGGTCGGCTGGTTCTCAATCATTACGGATATTCAGCCAGTGAAGCCAGGGAAAGCAAATTTGACCGGACAGAGAAATTACTACTGAAACAGCTTGATATACCAGAAGAAAACCTTCATACGCATTTTTACCTGGCTGAACTATACGGGATGAGACATGATTCAGAGAAACTCATCAAACACGCTCGTGCTTACCTGGCGCAAAGGGGTGATTCCCGGATCCGGAACGGTGAGCGGGTGGCAAAGGGTTTCTTTTCGGCAATTTATTATCCCCTGGCAAAGCACCTGCTCGACCTGGGCAAATTAGATGAAGTACCACGGATAATCCGTGAAGGCTTACAGGAATGCCCGCACGACCTGGATTTA